GCGTGGTCTGCGTTACAGAAGCCACCGACCCGACTACATCGTCATTGACGACCTCGACGACGACGAACTGTGCGAAAGTCCCGCACGTGTCACCCGTCTTACCAATTGGGTGAAAGAGGCTCTGTTCGGCGCGCTGGACGGCGGACGCGGACGCTTTATCATGGTGGGCAACCTCATTTCAAAGAACAGCGTGCTGGCCAACTTCTGCGCCATCGATGGGGTACACGTTTCGCAGGTAAACATCTGGGACAGGGACGGCAACGTGTCATGGGCGGCCAAATGGACGCCCGAAGAAGTGAAAGCCATCGAAAGGTTTCAGGGGTATCGCTCGTTTCAAAAAGAGTACATGAACAATCCAATCACCGAGGGCGCGGTGTTCCGTCAGGACTGGATTAAATGGGCTACTCGTCCCAAATGGAAAGAGTTTGAAGAACTTATCCTGTACATCGACCCCGCGTGGAAAAGCAGCGTAAAGAACGACTACAAGGCGGCAAAGCTGTGGGGAAAACGCAAAACGCAACTATGGCAGCTGCGCGCGTTCGTCAGGCAGGCGACCATTCCCGAAATGGTGAGGTGGTGTTATGACCTGTTCGAGTGGGCACAAGAAACGGGTATCGCGATAAAGTTCTACATGGAGGCCAATTTCATGCAGGAGGAAATTCTAAAAGATTTCAAGACAGAGGGGGATTTACGCGGCTACCAGCTGCCCATTCTGGGGGACAAGCGCAAGAAGCCCGACAAGTTCCTGCGTATCGAAAGCAGCGCGGCAAACTGGGAGCGCGGTTTTGTCTATTACGACGATAGCCAGAAACAAGACCCCGACATGCTCGCGGGGCTGGAACAGACGCTTGCATTCCAGAAAGGAATGCGGGGACACGACGATGCGCCCGACGCCGACGAGGGCGCAATATCACTGCTTCAAAAGCACTCACGAATCAGTAGTTTCACTCCGTCGTTCGGCAGACGGAACAATGCAAAAAATGTATCATGGTAAGAAAGTATTTCAAAGCACTTGTGTTTGAATGGCGGCTGAAACGCGCCAAGAAAAAAGCGGCCAGCGATGCCGTACTGTACGAGAAAAAGTTTCTGGTGATCGTATTCGGCGGAAAGCCCGTTGTAGTTTCCATGCAGGGCATTAAAAAGCTGATACGACAGCACCGTTTCGCAAAAGGGTTCACGGCCGAGAAAGCCGAAAAATGTGCGCTGTACGTCGCCAATCCTGACTACTCAAAAAAGCAGACGCCATGTTCCTGACGATTGAAGACTACCAGAGCGTGTGCGACAGCTTCGAGTTCGAACAGGTGACGGCCAGCGAAGCGGAACGCCTCACGGCGGAACGGGCGGCAATGGAGCAGATTTGCAGCTACACCCGACACCGATACGACATGCAGCAGGCATTTGCCGCAGAGGGAGAACAACGGAACGCCATGCTGGTGCAGTGCATGGTGAACATTACCCTTTGGCTGATGATCCACCGCCTGCCGCAGAACATGGGACACGAAAGGCGCGAATGCCTATATAACGATTCGGTGAAATGGCTGCGAGACGTCCAGAACTCCAAAGCGTCGCCAGACCTGCCGACATACATAGGCACAGACGGGGAAACGGACGCACACAACCCCGTCCGTTACGGCTCTATGCCACCGAACAGATACGATTATTAAACGGTATTTAATCACTTCTTAAATGGACTTAATCAGTAGCATTAAACAGGCTTTCACGCGGCGCACATACACCGAGGCGGACATGGACAGGCTGATACGGTTTGCCAAAAGTAAACAGGGGCTTAAACTGACCGCACAGCTGATGCAGCAGACCGACAGCCTGACAAAGAAAGATATTGCGACATGGCGGCAGGCATGGCAGGCTGCCATAAGCATAGACACGCCCAATCGGGCGCGGTTGTACGACATTTATACCGACTGTCTCGTGGATCTCCATCTGACGGGGTGTATCGGACAGCGGAAAGGCAAGACGCTGCAAAAGGATTTCCGACTGGTAGGAAAGGACGGAAAGGAAAAGGCCGACGCCACCAAACTGCTGCAAAGGGAATGGTTCAACGACTTCTGCGACATCGCACTGGACAGCCGTTTCTGGGGGCATAGCCTTATACAGTTGGGCGACATCGTGTCGGACGAAAACGGAATGCGCTTCGATGGGGTGGAAATTGTGCCGCGCAAACATGTATGCCCCGAATACGGGGTCATTACGCCAGAACCCGCCGCAGACTGGCGCACGGGCATTCCGTACCGCGACGGGGATTTGTCCCTGTGGTGCGTGGAGGTGGGAAAGCCCAAAGATTTGGGGCTGCTCCTCAAATGCGCGCCATCCTGCATAAGCAAGAAAAACATGCTGGCGTTTTGGGACATGTTCGGCGAGATATTCGGCGCGCCCATGCGTGTGGCACGAACCAATACAACCGACGAGGCCGAACGCCGACGCATTGAGGGGTCGCTTGACAAAATGGGCGCGGCATTCTGGGCATTGTTCCCAGAGGGCACGGACATCGAAATTAAGGAAAGCAGCCGAGGGGACGCTTACAACGTCTATGACAAACGCGTGGACAGGTGCAACAGTGAGCTATCGAAAGGCACGCTGATGCAGACAATGACCATCGACAGCGGATCGTCCCTGTCGCAGTCGGAAACGCACCTCGAAATTTTCGAGGACGTGGTAAAGGCCGACGCCAAGATGGTGGCGAACGTCGTAAACGACAAACTGCTGCCGCTCATGGCGCGCCACGGTTTCCCCGTGCAGGGGCTGACGTTCCAATGGGACGACGCCGCATCGTTCAGCCCCGCCGAAAGGCGCGAGGAGGAACGCCTGCTGCTGGAATATTACGAGATTGACCCGCAGTATTTCGTCGATAACTACAACATACCCATCACGGGCGTGCGCCAAGCAAAAACACAGCCTGACGCTTTTTTCGGGTAAGCCCCACGGGTGTGGGGCTGCGCAGGGAGTACAGGGCTTTCAACGCGGCGTTGCGCTCGCTATACGGGCGTGAACAGCTGACACTGGCCGAGGGCAACCGTCCGTTTGACTTTGACGACACACTGTTTGACGAGGCAGCAAAGACGGTGTACCAGAACGGGGGATTTGATGTTTCATGCCTGACAGAACCGCAGGCACAGGCTCTCATTAACGAAACGCTGCGTGTGATTGACACGGCCGTCGGCAGCGCGTTACCCCATGAAGTGCCCGACACCATACGTTACGCCCTCGAAAACAACGCTTTTGTGTTTTCGGGATTTAAGACGTTCCACGCGCTGCGTGAAGTGGGGCTGTCCATGCTCACGGAAAAGGGCGACATCAAGCCGTTTAATGACTTCCTGACGGACGTAAAGCAAATTAACGCGCAGTACAACCACAACTACCTGTACGCGGAATACAACCATGCGCTCGGGGCGGCGCAGATGGCGGCCAAATGGCACGACTTCGAGCAGGACGGCGACCGTTACAACTTGCAGTACCGCACGGCGGGCGACGACAAAGTGCGCGAGGAACACGCCATATTAAACGGCACGACACTGCCGCCGTCCGACCCGTTCTGGGACATGTTCCTGCCGCCGAACGGCTGGAACTGCCGATGCACGGCCGTACAGGTGCGAAAGAACAAATATCCCGCATCCGACCCCGAACTGGCCATGAAACGCGGGCAGAACTGCACGGAGGGGGCGAAAAAGGCCATTTTCAGGTATAATGCTGGAAAGTCGCTGCAACTGTTCCCGCCAAAGCATCCGTATTTCAAAGCACCCGCAGAGGCAAAGCAGGTCATCGAACAGGTGACGCAGGAAGCCATCAGGGAGAAACGCATCCGCGATATGGTCGAGGAACTGCCCGACAACCTGACCCCTGATGAAAAGCAGGCCATTGCTGCGCACAACCTTGAAATAGAAAAAGCCCTGAAAGTTACAAAGGGAAAGCCTATGACCGTCGAGCAGGCAGACCAGCAGCACGCCAATCCGAACTATGGCAAGAAATACGAATACAGTATCAACTGCCAGACCTGCGCCCCCGCTTATGTATTGCGGCTGATGGGCTTTAACGTGACCGCAAAGGCAAACACCAAAAACTCGTTATCGGAATACCTGTCACGCCAGCGTTCGTTCGAGGCATGGAAGAACACGGACGGGTCGCCAGCCGTGCCGACGCTGACATACGACTGGATGATAGCAAAGGGATATAAACAGATGTCGAAAAAAAGATATGCTGAATATTTCGAGGAATGCTGCAAGGAGACGGGCGTATATATACTAACTATCGGCTGGAAAGGCGGAGGGGGACACGCAACAGTCCTGCAACGTTTTGAAGACGGCACATTGAAGTATATAGAACCGCAGGTTTACAGTGAAAGAAGCGGAGCGAAAAGAAGCATTAACGAACTGTGCGAAAGCGGGGCGACAAAACCGTACCCCAAAAGAGGCGTGCTACGTGTTGATAACAAACTATTCGACATTAAATTTGCATCAATCTTTGACAAGTAAACGGATAATGCCCAATGCTTCAAAGCCTGTTACTTCGGTCGCTTTGCCGTCTTTGAAAAGGTAGATATAAGGGAAGCCCGTATCGGTGTCCTCTGGGAAACGGAACAAAAAAGCGTCTTTGCCCTTGTACTTACCGAGGTAGTCAAAGGCATCGCCGTAAAGGTCGATAAGACTTTTTGCGGCACTCTTTATTTGTTCAGGCACTTTCATATCGGCAAAAATACAAATTATTTTTTGTTTAACTATAAAAATAACACCCAAAATGATAGACGGGGAACAACTTAAAAGAAACATATTGGACGATATGCGCGTGGAACTTTCCGACGAGTTCGACAAGAACTTCGACCGAAAGGCGTTTTTTACAAAGAAATGGAAACGCCGAGCCAACCCCAACGCGAAAGGATCGCTACTGATGGTTACGGGAACAATGCGCCGAAGCATCAAGGCGGAAGTAAGAGGAAACGGCGTGCGGTTCACGTCCGCCGTGCCATACGCGACCATACACAACGAGGGCGGAACGGGAACAAAGCCTGTGCGCCAGCATACCCGAACCAGTAGAAAGGGAAAGCAATACATGGTAAGGGCACATACGCGGAAATTTACCATGCCGAAGCGTCAGTTTGTGGGTGACGGCAAACGGACGCAGGAAATAATAAAGGGCGTCATCGCGGATAACGTCGCGGATTTCAACATGCAACTGTCTAAATTCATACGAAAATGAGAAAGCAGATTTTTCAGGCCATTTGCACACGTCTTACCGAGCGCGTGCCAGATATTCAGTTTATAGACCTGTGGAACAACAACGTCCAGACGCTTAACGGCGGCGCGGTATGGCCTTTGCCTGCCGTGTTCGTGGAGTTCGAGCCGATAGAGTGGCGGCAGCAGAACAACGGCGCACGGCGCGGCGACGTGGCCGTGCGCCTGCATCTGGTGACGCGAGCCGTCAGCACACACGGGGCTGCCGACCCGAAAATGTCCGACGCGCTGGGGTTTCTTGATTTGATAGACCGGATAAATGCCGCCATGCAGGGACTGCGGGGAGATAATTTTTCAGGCTTCCAGCTGACCACCTCGGCAACCAATCACGACCATGCGGAACTGATGGAAAGCGTCGAGCGGTACATCACCAGCGCGCAGGACACCACGGCAATGCCGAAAGCCGCACAAGTGACAGGGGTTGCCCCGACGCTGCGGAAAGGATAAGAAAAAGCCCCGCGTTCAGGTCGCGGGGCTTTCATTGAGTGCATCCCACAAGGTGAGTTGCTTCGGCTGTTGCACGGGCGGAGGGGTCGGTATGCCTAAATAATTCAGGTAGGTGCGGTAGCAGATTTTGAACTTTGGAAAAATATGCTGCCGCCATACGGCCTTGTAACACCGCGCCTGATTGCCGCTTTCATAGTGCTGTTCGGTAATGGCTCGAACCATCCGCACGCGCTCTATGGTACTTTCGTGGTGTTTTCGTTTCTCCATCTGCTTACTTTTTACTACCTTTGCAAACGTCCTTTTGCAAAGGCTTTGCGCTGGCTCGCTGTTGGTTAAGTATAGCAGATGGAGCTGGCGCGGCTTTTTATTCCACGTCGGTCATGCCGAGCGGAATATTCACCCAAGCACCCTTTTCGTTTTTGTATTCAGCACGAATGTATTTCTTTGTTTCGGTGGGCTGGTAGCTTTCCTCGATGATTTGCACGCCCTCGATAAAACGCTCGTCGCCTGTTTCCTCGGCCATCTTACGAAGCTGGAGCACGCGGCTGGCCTTGATGTTTCCGCTTTGGTCACGGGAAAGCAGACGCAAAACCGCATTCACAAGGGCTTTGCTCGTTTCGTCTTTGGCAAGGCTTTCAATATATGCCTTGACCATTGCGATGCCGTCCTCCACCGTGTCACGGTAGCCGTCGATGGTGTTCACGCCGAGGGTAAGACGCAGTTTGCTGTCGCTGGCGGTAAACGTGTGGCTGCGCTGGTCGTCTTTCGTCAGCCCCAGCACCTCCGACTTCATTTTCAGAATGGCGTCGAAGTTGCCGAAAACGGTGTTCTTGACCGTCTTAATCTGTTCGCTCAACTCTTGGAGGGCGGGTAGCGTGGTACGCAGTTCATCGTCCACCATTGCGGCATAGTTCTCGCGCTGCTGCTTGCGCTGCGCTGCCGCTTCTTTCTTCTGTTTCTCTGCGCGGTACGCCTCAAACTCTTGGCGTTCTTCCGCGGTCATTGTTACATTTTCCATATTAAACGGATTTTGAAGTTATTAAAAAGGGATTAAATGCTGTTTAATCGTTGTCAAAGTGCTGGTAAATATCATCGGCGTATTCGGCCATGTCGGCCTGCATTTGCGCCCATTCGGCAAGTTCCTGCATGAATGCCGCGTATTCCTCGCTTTCCATTTCGACGGTACGCTCCTTGATGGCGCGCTGAACGTCTTTCATTACTGTACTGCCCATGTTTAATTTTTATTATTACATCATTTAATTGCTTTGTTATCATGACAAAAGCACGGCACGCCTGCGCGAACTCTGAGAGAAACACTGCACAAGCGCAGACACATTTCGCGTCTAACCTCAATTGCTCCATAAACTACTGCTTTGATGGTTTCCATTCAATTGTTATCACTGCATCGAGTTTGCCGCTGCCGTTACACACGGGGCAGTCTTTTTTCACTCGTTCCCGTTGCTGCTCACCCCAAAAGAAGCCGTTACCGTGACAATACCCACACAAATGGCCGTTGCTGGTAATGCTTTCTTTCATGTTACCGCCTCCGATTAATGCAGGAGGTGTTATTTTAATAATGTCATTTCTCACACTCATAATTAGCTGTTTCCCCTTTGTCAAACTCTGATAAGAATGCCTGTAAATCCAATCCATTCAAACAAATACCATCGAATAGTTTATACATTAGTTCAGGCTCTTCTTCCCACACTTGATAAACCACAACCTTTTTTCCTGCTCCTTTCATCCATCCTGCCTCGGAATGTGCAGAACGTCCACAAGGCAACACAAGCACACAAACATCAGCCCATTGCATTGCATCAAAATCAGACTGAAAACCCGCTTGCGCAATAGGATGTTCAAGCGCAATCTTATATTGTTCTCTACTCCAATGCTCCCAATTTTCATCTATCTGTGACCACTGAAAACCCGTATTTCCTGCTGGATGCCGAAAATCATAAACTTCATGCCCTTGTTCACGAAGAAAATCAACTACTTGTGGTTGATATTGATTTCTCCAACTACTTGCAACATAAACTTTTGCCATAACTTACATTTATTAGATTTGAAACATATTGTACTGAAAATCATATCCCAATGCCCGCAGCCGTTTTTCCTGTACCGCGCTGCGGTTTTTGCTGTCCTCTGGAAGTATGGCCACCCGTTGCTCACGGTTAAACAGGTAGCCTTTCTTCCGCATCTGGTAACGCAGGTTACGCTCCTTACGCATTTGCCTGTTTTCCGTTCCCATGACCTAATAGTGTTTGCATAAGCAGGGCGTCGGCAATATCATTCACCGCCTGCGCGTCTTTTACCTTGTTGTTGAACGCGGCCACCAGATTGCGCAACCTTTCACGCGGTATCTTGTTAAAGTCCGTGTGCCCCGTGGCACGGCAGGCAATGCCTTTAATCACTGTGGCATTGCTCTCTTTGCCCGTGGCTTTGAGATAGCCACCAATGGCGGCCATTACACGCTTGCGCAGTTTGTCCATTTCACCCGCACCCGTCTTTTCGTTCGCCTGTGCCGAAAGTTTGCCGCACACGTTTATCAGATCGTGGGTATTCATATCGCGGCTACTTTCCACCCCGTAACTTTCCACTATGGCGCGTTTTTCGGTGTCAGTCAGTCCCAACACGCTGCAAAGGGTGTGGAACTTCTTCAAAATATCCCTGTGGATTTTATCCATCGTCTTGTTTTCTGCCATATACTTTTACATTTTATCAATCCAGTATTCCTGTGCGCCAGCCTCCCATATCACGAAGTCCGCGCCGCCCTCGCCGAGGTCGGCAACTTCGTAACGGGTAGTAACGAATGCCTTGTAACCCTCCACGCGTATTTTTATCTCACTGTCATAGCGTATTTTCTGCGCCAACTTTCCATCGGGCAGACCGCCCCGTTCTTGGCTGATGAAAATAAACAGCTTGTTGGGGTAGTCATCTTTCAGGTTGGTAAAGTCACTCCATTTCAGACCATGCCAATACTGCACGCTATCAACTACTATCACATCGGGGCTTTGTTTCTTTGCAAGACGGACGCGCAAATCTTTCAGGCTCTCTTTATTCAACAGTATAATGCGGTTGCCGACTTCCTCCATGCCCACGCGCTCCCATGCCTTTTGCAATGACAGGCTTAACCCCTGTTCCAGACTATTGTATGCCACGCGGCGAAAGCGGGTAAGGTACTTGCAGACCTGCATCACAAAGGTGGTTTTACCGCAACCGCTACCGCCGTAGATTATCCATGCGCCCCGCAGTTCTGGCCGTCCGAAGCTGGCAAGAAACGCCCCATCGAAATCGGCCACCTCAAATTTTGCCGTCAGCACGTTTTTATTGCTTATCGCCCGTCCCATAGCTATTTATTTACCCTCCTTTTGCAAAGCCCAAATAGCACGTTTTACACGGCGCAAATCACATTCGCAGTCCTCCACTATGCGGTTGATGGCGTTCGTGGCTGTAATGCCGTTTGCCACGCAAATGGCGGCTATATCGTCACTGTTCACCACCTGCAACTCCACGAACTTGCGCCCTATGCGGCTGTAAATTTCCTCGTACCCCTTGCGCTTGGTGCGCAGCCCCTTTTTGATACGCTTATCCAGAAAATTGGTGGCGCAAAGGATGATGCCGCAGTGTCCCTCCAACTGGTTGTAAAGGCTGATGAAGAAATAAAGTACCTGATCCGAAAGTTTGTCGGCCTCGTCAAGCACCACAAGCGGGTTTTCCTTGCGTTTCAGCGTGTCGATGATGTCGTCCATCATATCCGACACCGTGCTGCCCGTAAAGTCCACGCCCATACATTGCAGCAGCTTGCCCATGAACGTGCGGCGGTTCCAATATTCAGAACAGCAGAGGTGGTAAACATGGCGGTGTGTGGCGGCGTAGTTCTTTATGGCTTCCGTCTTACCGCAACCAGCGTCACCCGTAACGGCCAGCACAAGGCTGTCCTCGCGGGCATTGTCAAGCAGGAAGCCCATGCGGCTGTACGCGCGTGTTTCAGCGATGCGCCATGCTTTTGCCTCGTGCCCTGTCTGGGCGGCTATCGTGCGCCACATTTCGTCGCTGATGGTGTCCCAATCGCCCGCCAGCACTTTGCTGACTGTGGCCGCGCTTACGCCGTTCATACTGTTGGCCGCCTTGTTCTGGCTGCCTTTCTGCACGCAGTAGTCTTTAAGACGTGCGGCAATCTGTTGTTTTTCGTCCTTTTGCATCTTATTTCGTTTTAGAAAATTGAATAATCGTCTTTATCCGAAGCGGGCGCACCCTGCGGTATCAGGGGCACTTCCACCGTCTTGACCTCTACCGCCTCCACGTCAATGGCTTTCAGGCGTTTCTGTGCTTTCGGCAGTTTGTGCTGTCCGCGGCTGTCACATATAAGCAGGCGGTTGAGGATATTGTCCTGCGCGATAACAGGCTGCGCCTTTTCATAAGCCAGCGCGAGGCGTTCCGTTACATGTTGTTCCAGATGCCTGTTGAAGTCCTGCACCTGTTGAAGTGCGGCCGCGTCGCCCTCCTTGCGGTCGGCAAGTGCCATCGGCTGCACGTATTTCTCTGTCAGCATGAAGCGCAGCGTGCCGTCTTCGCTTACCGCCAGCACCTCATGCAGGTTGTCGGGGTCGTATTTCACCGTCCAGCGTTTGCCTGCATACTGGCGGAAACGCACGTCGAAACAGTCATAATCGCGTTTCATGCCCAAAAGAGTAGGCCGCAGGCCGCTGCCTTCAATGGCGTTCTTGTGGCCTGTTTCCGCGCCAAAATTCAACAGGTATTGTTCACGGCTTAACGGCAGGCGACGTTCCACGGGCAGGTTCTCCATAAGTTTGCGGAACTGCTCTACCTTGCGCTGGCGTTCCATCTGCATAATGCGGTCTATCTGTGCGCGTACTCCCGCTTCATCGGGGAAACTGTGCCGCAGCATGTTCAGGGCTTCGCTGTTAGGCTGCTTGCTGGGGTCGGTGGTTATACCAAAGCCCGACCAGTTGTTGAACAATTTGCAGTATGTCTTATTCAAGTAGCCGAAATAAGGCTCTACCACTTTGGCCTTTGCATTCTTTACGCGGGCTGGTGTAAGTTTGTCGCCCATCACGTTGTAAAGCGGGGTCATGGCCTTGATGGCGTAGTGGTCACATTGTATTTGGTTTGCCCGAAGCATGACCCCGAAAAGTTCCTCGCTGTGTTTGGCTGCGTCGCGCAGGGCTTCGGCTATAAGTTCGGGTGTTTCATGCGTGCCTATGGCGTAGCCTATCGGGTAATTGATACAGGGGTCAAGCACCACTTCCAACGTCAGGCGGTTACAGTATGTCGTAACGTTGCGGCCTTTGCTGTCGGTTTTCGTTGTCTGGTAAAGCAGTTCCACGTCCCAACCGTCAAGCGTCCACATGAGGAACGGAGCGGTCGGTCTGGTTCGTTTTACCTGCATGGATTTCGTGTTGCGGAAATTCGTACTGCCCAAACGGCCTGCCGATGTCACCAAGTCCAATTTTTCACGCCATTTTGCCACTGTGCTGGGGGTTATTGCTTTCCAGCCTTGTTGTTTTGCCACGGCATTATACAGATTGGCTATCGCCACATTGTCGAGGTTGTTGTGGTGGCCGATAAGCTGCACAAGCACGCTTTCCTTTACATCGTCGTCCACCTTTGCGGCGTTGATGTTCTGGAATTTCTTGCTGATGAAGCACACATAACCCTCGTGCAGGTATTCGTTGAACTTACGTTGCAGGCGGCGGTCGCTTTCAGGCAGGGAGTGCGGGAAACGGTCGGCCAGACGTGGCAGGGCTGCCGCGGCCTTGCGCCAGAACTCCGTCTTGTTCAGGCGCGGTTTGCTCTGACGCAGGCGGTGGCTGTTGCTGGTTTCGATACACTGCCGAAAAGCGTTCATGATGGCGCAGTTGTTTGAATATTCCGCCTGCTTTTCGGTGGTGAGGTGGCGACCATCGGCCAGCACATAGTCCGCGTAAAACTGCATGGCCTGTCCATCGGGAGTGATTGTGTCCATAAAAGGCTTGCTGTCGGCTTTTTCTTGTAAGTCGGGGTAACGGCGGTAAACCTCCGTGCGGTATTTCAATGGCAGGCTTTCAACGGCAAACAGCGCGGGTGTACCATAACAGGCACGTTGCACCTGCTTGATTTGCTTACGACGGCGCAGGTTCTTCACCGTGTCCTCCGTCATAATACCAGCAATCAACTCGGTGTGACTTATACAAAGCGTGTTACCGTAATATTCCATGTCTTACATTGATTGCGCTTCCGCCTGTATGGCAGGAAACTGGTCTAACATTACATTTTTGTAGTTTTTCACGGACTTGCCGTCTTTGATGATGTCCACACGCCCCGTGTTCTTGTCGCATTCCAACATCACACCATTGGGGAAATACTGACGCATATAGCCGTCAGCATCGTGCATTGTTTCC